GCATCATCTACATACCAATCATAATTTGAGTATGTGATAGCAAAGCCACCAGCCTGTTTCCACCATAGAAAGCTTTTTAGATCATTTCTATAGATAAGATAGATCCAAGCCGATGGAAAAAAGTCTTTGATCTTTTCAAAATGATAAGGCCATTCATGGCTCAGTAGTAGCTTTGTGCCTTCTTGACTAGTAAAGGGAGAACTTAGGTTACTTTCTGTGAGCGTACAATCAAATTCCATACCTGTACCAAAGTATGCATCCATGTGCCCACTGTATTCATTGTGCTTGTATAGCCTATGAGGAGCACGATCACTAGTGTTGAATCCGGGTAATTTTTTTAGTTCTTGAGCAATTCCACTCCACCGACTACCTGGAACCCCTGTAAAAAATATTTTATCTGGCAACATAGTCAAATTTAATTCTTCCGTGTTCTGCTTGTCTCATGTTTTCTATGCGATAATTAAACATTACAGCATAGTGTTCGACTAAAGGAAGAGTCCATCTATCAAACCAATCAAGAACTACTCCATTACCAAAAGGTTTTTTAGGATTAACTTTCATACAAATTCTTCCATCTTCCGCTAAAAGAGATGCTACTTTTTTCATACGATCATCAACCCATTTAATATCGTAGAAGTTAATAGAGCCAAAACATATAATTAGATTAAACTTTACGGGATAATTAAAATCTAGTATATCTATTATCTCGTCTGCATTTAAATTATATGGGTCAAGACCTATAAAAAACCCTTTTTCAAGGTGTTTTTTAAATAAATTGTCTCCACAACCTACATCTAGAATACCATAGGATTTTTTTATTTGCTCAATTACATAAGGATCTTCATCGATGCTTATATATTCATTTCTGAAATACTCTTTGAGATCCTTATAAGTCATTATCGTGAACGTATAGTTGTAATAATGCGTAGTGTAAAACTTTCATCAAGTCTTTACGAGCATCATCCCGTGTTCCTTTTTTGCCGTAACGTTGTGCATATTTTAATACATTACCGATACAGAAACCAGTCCCGTGCCCCCCATCCATAATAAACTCAGTGGCTTGAAATTTATCACGAGAGTAGTGTTGATTATAAGTAGCATCGATATACTCTTTGAATTCTGTAATCAGATTATCTTCATTGTACTTGTAATCGGTATGTAACTTAGAAGATCCTTCTAGTACTTTACGATTAGGTTGACCGATATTACGTTGATATACGGTCTTACCGCCGTCAGGAGATTCATATATCTTTTTGTTTTCTTGAAGCGCTAATCGTGTTTCTAGATCTTTCCAGGCACGTTCTTCGTAGTCGTCTATCAACTGTTTTTCACGAGCGGCCTCTTCTTCACGAAGCCTCCGTTTCATGTACTCTTCATGTGATTCCATAAGTCACCTATTTGGAATGTGGTGGCATTCTGGTTTCTACAAACCAGACATGTTTACGTAATCCCGGATGGTATCTACGAATTCTTAATTTTTTACCGTCTCTGATTTGGCTAAGAGTTTTTGCGTGAACAAAATGATAAGAAGCACTATTACGGCTCTCACCCTCCGGCACCATATGCACTTTATTGAGTCTGTTTTTCTTTTTAGCAGCCATTAACTAACCTTTTGTTTGATTGCGTTAAGAAGCTTGACTAGGTTTTCTTTTTTATTAAGATTAACACCTTCAATTTCAAGCTCAAGGATCTCTTCTAATTCACGAAGCATTACCTTAACTGTTTGTGACTTATCGTCTTCTTCTGTTACAGGTTTTTCGTAAATTTTTAATTGAACCAATTTACTTATAACACTTCTATAACCTTTTGAGAAGTACTCTGCTAATTTGTGAACGTCTTTTTGTCCTTCTTCAGTATAAAGTTTAATTAATTCGGCTTCTTGTTCGTCGTTCCAAGCTTTTACACTCATTTTTACTCCAATTCTAATTCAAGCTGAGTATTCCACATATATCTTTGTGCTACTGCATCGCTTGCGTCTTCTAATAGAGGGATAAGAGAACTTACTTCATCTGCAGGAATGGAAAATCCAGATTTTGTTGGATACCATTGACCTGTATCTCCGTCCATTGCGTATTCACGTATGTGAAGATATAAAATTTCTCTAAATTCATTTATTGTTACTTTTACTGCATTACCATTAGGTTTGTGGAAAGCAGTTCCAAAGTCAATATTCATAAAATTACCGTTTGTTCTGTGTTAATAAAGTCTTTTAACCAAGGGGTAACGGGGTATGCTTTAAAAATTTGTACTAACGAATATCTAGTTTCTGTTTCTGATTGGTTTATCATACCATGACCTACTAAATCTGGATCAAATAAGACAGTTTCGCCCTTTTTGAGACTAAATTGCTCTATGTTACCATCATGATCAAATTGATAAATAAAATCTTCACTCTCAGTTAAGGCTGTGACAGCTCTAAGTCTAAAATCATCGTTAGTTTTTGCGTTTATATTATTATCATCTGTGTGGATAGGGATAGTCTGTCCCGGTTCTTGTTTGTGAACTCTTATTCTAGTTGTTTCAAACTCAAAAAAATCTATCAAAGGTTTACATAATTTGTAGTATTTAGTAAACATAAAGTCTTGAGGATGTTCTACAGGCTTATTTCTATAAAAGCTGTGAATACCTCCATCATTGCTTTTAATAGATACGGCATCAACATTACCTGCTAAGTCATAATCATCATGACCTTTGAAAGCTAACTTGTCTAACCAAGAATTATCTATTTCAATTTTAGTCTTGGCAATTATAAGCATACATGTAATCTTTCAATCTATCACCTTCTACAGGACGATCTAAATAATCTTTACCTAAAATCCAAATGTATGGATTCTTTTCTTCGAGCTGTTTAAGCCATGTTTCATAACAAGTTTTGACACCCTTTAATCCTCTAAGATACTGCGCGCCTACAGTGTGAAAAGCATTACTCCACCAAATTACTGAGTCTTCTTCAGGAGTAATCATAGAGGTAAGTTTTTCTGGATTTTCGCACACATCCATATGTATGAAAGAGTGGCTTAAATTCTTATATCTATCCCAGTGTTCTTTAATTGCTTTTTCTGATCCCCACCACTTCAACTCCCGTTCCCATAATTCTTGTCGAGAAAGGTGTTGTGTCTCGTTTCCCCCAGTTTCGTCAATTCTGTATTTTCTTTGTGCGTAGTCTAAGAATCTTGGGTAATCTTCACCGTTCCACTCTTTGATAAGTAATTTTTTGAAGGCTAATGAGGGTTTACTATAATCATAATAAATAATTTCACAATCATCTGTGAAATTATAATGGTTAAGTATCATATTAGGTTTAAAACTAGCTGCTACTGCATATAATTTTTTAATAGGATTTTCCATATTTACGTATTTTAAATCAGAATAGTTTTCTGTATTCCAGAAGAAAACACAATTTTGCGCATAATTAGCAATATTAGTAATCCACGAAAGCTGATGTTCTAATTCTGCTGCACTAGTAGTTGGGTATATAAACTGCTTGTGTTCCCTAATTTTTGGATGGAAATTAAAAACAGTGAGATCATTAGCTAGACTGGTATTTATAAAATTCCAACCATCTACTAGTGGAGTACACACAGTAAGTTCTTCTGTCGGTCTTAGGGATAACGGTGTATAATCATCATGAATATCTTTAGCATGTCTTTGTGCTTTGATCACTGTTTCTTCACCACTGTTTTTACTACCAAACACTGGTTTATCAAACTTTTCATAATATTTAAGATTTACTAACATACATTGTTTGTGTAATCCGTAGTAGCCCTCTTTGCCAGAAGGGTTATTAAGATTTTCCTTATTCTTATCCATTATATGGCCTGTAATAAAAAAATCCTGTTTTTCAATCCATTTTTCTATAAAAGTAAAAAACTCTACATTCTTGATAATATGTCCTACTGATTGCACTATACAATAATCAACCCCCTGAGATAACGCTTCGTCTAGAACATCATTAATATTATCTTTTACTATAATGGGTCCAAAATACTTAAATCTTGTGAAAAATTCAGTTATCTCTTTATTTTTTTGGGCTTGTGATAGGTTTTGAGACATACGAGTATCATCATAAATACCTACTACATAGTTTTTATTTTTACCCATGACTCTTTTCATAACTTCTCACAACTAATTTTTCATATTCTTTTGTTTTAATACCATGCACTATAATATGGTAACGATCTTCTTCACTTTTGTTTATATATGCATGTTCGTTTCCTACATCTAATAATATAGCTTTTCCTGCACTAAAGGGTACATAGCCTTTATGACCACTCATTTTCATCAAACACCCTTTAGGGTGATTTAGAGCTATATTAATAGGGGAAAGCTTATTTACCTCAGTATCTACATGAGGAGTTATAAATCCTCCTGGCTCTAGTAACATAAATCTAAGTCTAAAATACTCTCTATAAGGAAATGTTTCTTTAAAAAATTTACTAGTAATGGGACACTTATCTGCTATTTCAGTCCATCTGTAAGGAGTTTCTTCATTAGAAGTATACCCATACTGCCCATAGTGATTTGTTTTATCAGAGTCAATTCCGTGTATGCATAAGCTACGCCACCCTTGATGCCTATAACCACCACTTCCATCTTGGTCGCGGTGTTTGACGAATAAGTGTTTTACTGCTTTTGCTTCTTCATGCATTTCTGCATAAGGAAACTCTATATCAAGTTCTAACCAAGGTAATTTACTCTCGTTTACAATCCAATCAAACGTTTTCATATAAATCCAATAAATCCTCATCAAAAGCAAAACTCGTACCGCATCCGCATGAAGCTCTTGCACCAGGATTATCTACTTTTAACATTTTATTCATCCCAGAGTCTTCTAAATCAATTGTTGATCCATATAGAAATTTTAAGCTTTCTGGATCAATAATAGCTACGGGGTCAGTGCAGAAAGTGATATCTTCTGGTTCTCGTTCATCAACAGCTTCAAAAAGATAATTAAATCCTGAACAACCTCCTCCTGAAACTCCAAATCTAAAAAATTGATTTGCTTCTAGGTTTTGGATGATGAATAGTTTTGCCTTATTAGTGAGTGAAGGTAGTTTGCCATGAAACTCAGAATCTATAATTGGAGCATTACCATGAAAATCAGCTAAAATCTTATCCTCAAGACTGGGTTGTTGTCTATCTAACACTGACTGTGCAAGTCTAGATATTTCTTCTTTATCTAAGCTGGCTTCTAGTTCATCAAACCACTTATCTAAATCGTCTGGGTTTATCTTGTTTTCCGACATTAGTTAGAACCTCCACGTACTGTTTTGCTACATTTTCCCACGTATTAACAAGTTCTAAGTTTTTAACTTCTTCAAACTTTGTTTTTCTGTCGTGAGAATGGTATATCCATTGTAACGCTTTTTCTAAATGTTGTCCACTAGGTTCGTTAATGATGGTATGAGAACTCATCATAGTGAAAGCGTCACCTGGTTTTTGAGCAAATATTTCACCTGAAGTAATATCTATAGCTTTAGGGTTTGTATGAACTCGAAGACCGATCTCATCTGGAATAAAATCTTGATGTGGACCTTTATCAGGTAGAATAGGAACACAACCACAAGCAACAGCTTCTTGTATATGCATACCGAATCCTTCTGCTCTGTACGGGTGTACTACTACTTTAGATGCTTTAAAAATATCTGCCATAGTTTCGTCCGAAACGTTATCATCAATATATATTACTGAAGCACATTCCGTTTTATATTGCATTTTAATTATTTCATTTAAGACACCGTTTTTACCGTAGATAGCAGGATTATCTTTGATAATTAGTCTAGCATTGTCATATGACTTAAAAATTTTATGCCACGAGTTAATTATTAGATCTAAACTTTTTCTCCACTGTGAATTTCCAACATAAACAAAGTTAAATTTATTTGGATCAATTCCGTAAGGAAGTGTTTTTGGCTCTTCTTTATTAAATAATTTATCGTTATAACCATTAGGAACTACTGATATATCATCAGGATTTAATCCTCCTCTAACTGCAATATCTCTAATATAGTTAGAAGGTACAATTACATGATCTGCAAAAGTTTCCCACTTATACTGCCATTCAAAAGGTAGTTTAGGATATTCCCATGGTTGAATATATACAACTTTAGTTTGATCGTGAGTTGGCCATTGCCATACAGGTGGGTACGAGTGTCTAATCTGTATTTCTGGATAGCTATTGCCATCTATTTGTTTAGCTGATATATTTTTAAGCTGTTTTACAACTTCTTTTTCTAAGTTAGCGCCTGGATTATAGTCATCTAGGGGGGTGATATATAAATCAATATTTTCCATTTGTGCAAGAAGAAGCACGATATTTCTATTTATG